GAAGATCGACGCGGCGGTGGCGATGTGCATGGGCGTGTGGACCCTACAGCAGCAGACCGACATTGAAGGGACGTTCTGGTGAGCGAAGAATGGCGTGACAGTGAGGCCCAGGTGGTCCAGCGGGGCCGGTGGACAAGGCTGAACGGCACTGACGCCGAGATCCTGATCCCGCACCAGCCCGGCGCGGCGGGCGGCGGCGGCAGCAGCAGTTTCGGCGCCAATTCGGGCAGCACCGGCGGCGGCGGTGCGTCCGGCCTGGTTACCATCAGTGGCGGCGGGATGGGCGGCGTAGGTGGCCCGTCCGGCGGCGGCGGCGGCGGGGGGTCCAGCTCGGGCGATCTGGTCATCAGGGTCCGCCGCCATGCCGAGGGTGGCAATGGCCCGGCCTGACCGTCCGCCGCTGAAGATCCGCGCGGCGAAGTGGGCGGGCACCGTGCTGCGCGTGGGCCGCCGTCCGGTTGCGACGCTCGGCCGGATGCTGCCTGGCGTGGCCGGGGCGGCCGCGATTGCTGTCGGTTCGGGCGAGCTGGCCGGGCACGTGTTCGGCCGCGGCCTGGCGTTGTGGGTGGGCCTGGTGGTCGGCGGCGTGTTCCTGGTCCGGATCGGCGCGGAGGTCAACGCGCCGGTGCCCGCGCCACGTCCGCCGGATGATTAGCGGTTACCTCCAACGATCAGGCGGTATGGCATCCTAGACCTGTACTTGAGGTTGAAGGTTTCCTACTAGGTGTCGTTGGTGGTGATGCGTGGGCGTTTTCGTGCGCGAGCAGCCGGGGAATCCGGCTGCGGAGCGGCGTCAGCTCACGTTCATCAGCCCGCCGATCGGGGCTTTCACGCAGGCGCTTTCGGACGGGTCGGCGGGTAATCCTGAGGGCGCGATGCGCCATGACGCGGTGTGGGGCTGCGTTAACAAGATCGCGCTGTCGATGGCGATGATGCGCCCGCTGCCGTACAAGGGCCCGATGGTGGGCCATGGCCAGGCGACCGCGCTGGATCCGCCGCTGATCTTGACGAAGCCCGGGTCGGACATGCGGATGTCGGAGTTCACCTATGCCGCGTGGGTGTCGAAGCTGCTGCGGGGGAACGCGTTCGGGATGATCGCGGCACGGGATGGCCGGTCGGGCCGCCCGTCGCAGATCGAGCTGCAGCATCCCGATGAGATGAAGTGCCGGAAGCTGCAGCATGACACGGTCGACCAGAAGGCCGGGGAGTACGAGTACCGGCTCCGGGGCCAGGTGGTGGATCCGGCGTCGGTGTGGCATGACGCGATCTACCGGATGCCGGGGTCGCGGATCGGGATGTCGGTGATCCGGTACGCGGCGAAGGGGATCAAGACGGGGCAGGCGGCCGAGCAGTTCGGCTTGGACTATTTCACCGACGGCGGTCATCCGACGGCGATCCTGACGAATAAGAACGCGAATAAGATCTCCCAGCCTCAGGCGCAGTCCGTCAAGGAGACGTTCGTCGCCGCTTTGCACGGGACCCGTGAGCCGATCGTGATGGGTGGCGGGTGGGAGTACCAGGCGATCCAGATCTCGCCTGAAGAGTCACAATTTCTCAACACACAGGCGGTGTCGGGGGAGAAGGTCTGCCGGTTCTTCGGGATGAAGCCGCAGCATATCGGCATCGCCCCGAGTGGTTCCTCGCTGACGTACGCGAACCTGGAAGACAACCTGGCCGACTTCCTGACCTTCCCGCTTACCCCGTGGATCGTGAGCTGGGAAGAGGTGCTGGCCGAGCTGACGCCCGTCGGCCAGTACGTGAAGTGCGACACGTCGCCGCTGCTGCGCACGGACATGCTCAGCCGCTTTACCGCCTACCACATGATGATCGGCAGCAGGATGGCCACCCAGGACGAGGCGCGGGCGATGGAGGACATGCCGCCGCTGACCGACGAGCAGCGGGCCCAGGTCGACGCGCTAGTCACGCCGCTGCCGCCGCCGGTTCTGCCCGTACGTCAAGGAGAATGACCATGGAATACCGGTGGGACGGCCCAGCGCAGGTCAAGGCTCTCGGCGAGGACCCGCCGAAGAGCGCGGTCAATGCCCTGTTCGCGATCCCCGGCGCCACGAAGACCGCCTCGTCGCTGCCGCATCACGACGTGAGCGACGGGAAGGTGGGCGCGGCGGACAAGGACGGGTGCATCGCGGCGATCGGCGCGCTGAACGGCGCGCAGGGCGGCGTGAACGCTTCCCAGGCCGAGAAGAACAAGGCGTACAGCCACCTGGCGTCGCATCTGCGGGGGATGGGCATTGATCCGCCGGAGAAGAAGTTTGCCGCGCCCGCCCCGGCCGCCGGCCTGGAACTGCGGGCGCAGCGGAGGTTGTCGATGCTGCGGGTCCCGGAGCGGATCGCGCTGCAGTTCGGTGCGTCCGGGGTGGAGATGCGGGCGAAGGCGAACGGGACCGGCGGGACGAAGTTCCAGTTCAACGGCTACGCGACGGTATATTGCCACCCGTTCGAGATGTGGGACTTCTGGGGTGATGACTTCGATGAGGAGGTCGCCCAGTGGGCCGGGCAGCGGACTCTGGCTAACGGCTGTGACGTGCCGTTTTTGGTCGGCCACAACGACGCGGGGATCCCGATGGCCCGGACCAAGTCCGGGACGATGGCGCTCGGTGAGGACACTCACGGGCTGCATGTCGATGCGCCGGACCTGGATGGGTCGCTAGAGCAGATCCGGCAGCTGGCCAGTGCGGTCGAGCGCGGCGATATGGACGAGATGTCGATGGCGTTCATGACGGTCCGCCAGGACTGGTCACCGGACTACATGAAGCGCACCATCCTGGAGTACGACCTGCACAAGGGCGACGTCAGCGTCGTGGTGTTCGGCGCGAACGACGGCACCGCGGGCAGCTCGATGGTGGCGCTCCCCGCCGAGCAGCTGTGCCTGCGGCGGCCGGTCGGTACGCTGCGGAACCGCCGCGGCGGCGAGCAGCGGCAGGCCGACGAGATCATCGACAACGGCGGGCCGCCCGATTCCAATGTCGCCCCTAACACCGCCTCGAACGGCCTGGGCGCGGTGAAGTGCCCGTACACCAAGGCGAACGGGTGCGGGGTGCTGAACGCGGGCGGGAACAAGTTCTGCGGCGGCTGCGGCGGCGCGTTGTACGACGGTGACGGGACGCTGGTCGTCGACGATTCCGGTGTCGTGGAGGCCGAGGGGTCCGGCGGTAGCGATGACCAGCTGGCGGCGCGGCGGCGGCGTGAGATCGAGCTGCTTGCGCTTGCCACCTGATAGCCCCTACCCTGGCCGTGTTACGGGCAAGTTCAGGTAGTCCCGCAGCGCACAGGCCGCTGGCCCGCAGTCCCCCGCGAGGGCGGCTGTACCCGGCCCGCCTGGCCGCTGCACACGAGATGACGCGCCCACGTCGACGCATCTCGTGAAGGGGACGCCTCCCGTGGATGAGCTGATCCGCAAGCTTCAGGAACGCCGCGCCAAGCTGGTTGAGCGCCGTGACGCCCTGCTGAAGACCGCAGAGACCAACATTGACTGCTCGACTGACGAGCAGCGCGCCGCCTATAAGAAGGCGACGGAGGAAACCCGCGGTATCGGCGGGGACCTGAAGGACCTGGACGCCGAGCTGGCCGACCTGACCGAGCAGCGCGACCGGGACCGGCGCGCCGCGGAGATCCGCAGGCAGTCCGGTGACACCGGCGCCGACACCGGCGCGGCCGGAGGCGACCGGGTGACCGTGACCCGCGAGCCGATGATGTACGGGCGGCATTCCCGTCACTCCTACTTCCTGGACCTGCTGCGCACCAAGCTTGGTTACGGCGACGGTGACGGCGGGACGCCTGCTGCGGCCGACCGGCTGGGCAAGCATCAGCAGGAGCTTTCCGTCGAGCTGCCGGCCCGGGAGAAGCGGCGTGCGGAGCAGGCGGACCGGCAGGTCGAGCGGCGCCTGTCGGGCCAGGATCTCGACGACGGCACTCCGCGAGGGCGGCGCATGGCCCGGCTCGAGCAGCGGACCCTGGAGCGGTTCTACGCGCTCGGCGTGCCGGTGTACGAGAAGCGCATCATCAGCCGCACCGACGGCCAGGGCGGATATGAGGTGCCGCCGTTGTGGCTGGTGGATGAGTACATCCCGTACTTGCGCGCGGGGCGCCAGTTCGCTGACCTGTGGCATCCGTTCCCGCTGCCCAGCGGCACCGACAGCATCAACATCCCCCGGTTCGTGACCGGTACCGCGACCGGCACGCAGCCCGGCGACGGCGCCCCGGTGCCGGGCCGGGACGCTGCGGACAACTTCGTCCATGCCCAGGTGATGACGGTGGCCGGCCAGGAAGACGCTGCGATGCAGCTGCTCGACCAGTCGCCGCTGAACTACGACGAGATCATCTTCATGGACCTCGCGGCCGACTACAACATGCAGCTCAGCGCGCAACTGATGCTCGGCTCCGGGTTTCCGCAGCTGAACGGCCTGTACTCCAACGGGCAGCTGTACGGCAACGGGTCAATCGGCACCGCGGGCGCGACTACCTCCGGGTTCTTCACCGTGGCGTCGGGCACGACCACCGCGCAATGGGCTGGCGCGGCGTCGCTGTACACCGCGGCCGGGCAGCTGAAGTCCAAGCTCGGCCGGAACCGGTTCCTGCCGCCGACGGCGTGGATCGCGAACCCGGCGGTGTGGGAGGCGCTGGCCACCGCGGTCGACGGCAACGGCCGCCCGCTGGTGCCGCCGGACCAGAACGGCGGCCCGTTCAACGCGCTGAGCACCCTCGATAACCCGGTTGTCGAGGGCCTGGCTGGCAGGCTGTCGAGCCTGCCGTTCTACGTGGATCCGAACATTCCGCTGACCTTCGGCGGCACCAGCTCGACGCAGCCGTACATCGGGGCGATCTCCAACGGGCACACCGCGCCCGTCGACGGCAGCGGCGGCACGTCCACGAACGCGAACGTGTACACCCCGCTGATCGCCGCCCGCTGGGAAGACCTGTTCTTCTGGGAGGGCGTTTTCAGGACGCGGGTCCTGTCCGAGGTGCTGTCGGGCTCGCTCGCGGTCCGCTTCCAGGGCTACGCCTACTGCGCGTCGATGGCGAACCGCTACCAGGACGCCTCCGGCGACCTGGTCAGCTACGGCAACGTCAACTCGGTCGGCACGCTCGCCGCGGCCCTGTCGCAGGGCGCCAGCGGCGGCCTCGTCGGCTTCTAGTCCGGCTCCGGACTGAACGGCTAAGGGAGAGGAACTCCACATGTCTGACCTGGCCGGGGGCCGTTACCCCGACTCCGAGGAAGAGTGGCTGCTCGACGGGCAGCCAGCCTCGCCGTACCGGCGGACCATCAGCCGCCGTGACATCGTGGCTAGCGCCGCGTTCATCCCGACGGTGACGACCCTGAACGTGTACGCGGTCCCGGTGCAGGCCGGTGACATCTTCAACTACGTGTCGTTCCTGGTCAAGACAGCGGGCGGCACCCTGACCCACTCGTGGGTCGCGCTATATAACGGCGTGGCGACCGGCGCGGCGCTACTGGCGCAGGTGACGGACAACACCACGGCGACCGGGTGGGCGATCGGCGCGCAGAAGCTGCAGCTCGCCGCGGCGGCCAGCAACATCGGCACGGTGGGCATCCCGCAGGGCCCGTCGACTCCGGCGATCGTCGCGCAGGGCCCGGCGGTGTGGGGTATCGCGTTCTACCAGAGCGGCACCACGGGCGACACGGTCGACGGCATGTCGTCCAGTGCCGTCGCGGGCGCGGTGGCGATCACCGGGCAGGCCCCGTTCTACTCCACCGGCACCCTGGCGGCGACGGCGACCGCCCCGGCGGTCCTGCCGACGATGGCCGCGGCTGTCGGCGGTATCCCGTACCTGGTCCTGTCCAAGGCCTGACCATGACGGACCGCGCGAGGGTACTCGGGCTCCTGGAGGCCGAGCGCAGGCAGGCCGAAGGGTGTTACGAGTACCGGCGCGCGGCCGAGCTCCAAACCCAGATCACCCGGCTGTCCGCAGGGACAGGCGGCAACCCCTCCAAGGAGATGACCCGTGCAGTTGAGCCAGATCGTGACCGACCTGAAGGACCACTTCGAGCACTCGAAGGCGAACGCGGAGACGTTCCTCGAGCAGCACCTGCCCGCGCTGGCCGGCCTCGCGGAGCACGCCGCCGCTAACCCGCTGATCGACGCGGCGCTGGCCGCGGTGCACCTGTCCCCGTCGATGCTGCAGGCGCTGGCCGACGTGATCGGCAAGGCGGAGACGGAGCTGGCGGCGCTCCAGCCCGCTCCGGCCGCGCCGGAGTCAGCCGAACCCGACAACCTCAACGTCGCCGCCTGACCCCGGAAGCCCCTCCAATGGCTGCAGAGGACATCGGGGCCCAGGTGACCGCCTGGGTTGAGGACGAGATCGGCAAGCAGTGTTTCGGCGAGGCGTACGGCTGGTCGCTGGCCTGGGGCCCGGCGCCGGTGCAGACGCCGGGCGGCGTGGTCGTGGTCCCGGCGTGGACGCTGGCCCTGACCTGCCGGAACCCGGTCCTTGGCGAGGGTGAGCTGTACCACCTGGCGCAGCTCGGCGCGCCGCGGCCGAAGGAAGCCGACGTGCGCAGGGAGATCGCGGACGGGCTCCGGCAGCTCCGGGACCTGGCCGCGAGCAAGCTGCCCGGCCTGAACGGCCGGGCGAAGAAAGCCTTGGCGAAGTAACGAGCCGGGGCGCTTCAGGGCGACTTGGAGGGGCTGCCCGGCGGGCACCCCGGTCAGGAAGTGGAGGTGAGCGGAAAATGCCGATTTACGTCGGTGACCCTGTGCCGCTCACCTTCACCCTGACCAACGCGGCTGGGGCGCCGGTGAACGCGGTGGCGACCCAGCCGGTCGTGACGGTGACGCTGCCGGACCTGACCACGGCCACGCCCTCGGTGAGCAACACCGGGCCGGGTGTTTACACCGCGGCGTACGACACGACCCAGGCGGGGCATCACACGGTCGCGTGGGTGTGCGCGGACGCGACGTACCCGGGCGGGTGGGCGGATGAGTTCGACGTGTGGTCGCTGGCCACGACGGATGTGCTGTCTCTGGCGGACGCGAAGGGCATCTTGTCGATCTTGCCGGCGAACAGCACCTATGACGATCTGGTGCAGAAGGTCAACGGGAGCGTCACGACGTGGCTTGAGTGGTACTGCGGTGCGATCGTCCCGCAGACGGTGGTGGAGCGGCTGCGGGTCGGCGGCCTGACGGTGCAGCTGAGCAAACCGCCAGTTAACGAGCTGGTGGCGTGGACGTCGGTCCCGTCGCAGTTCTCCGCCGACACCTCCCGGGTGGTGCCCACCCCGCCGTCGCCGATGTTCCCGGTGATGGTCTACGGGGTCACTTACCCGCTGGCGCAGCTGTACGCGGACGAGAAGACGGGCCTGGTGCAGCACACGTCGGGTCTCCCGTTCTATTACGGCCCGTACCTGTGGATGTATAGCGCCGGGTATTCGCTGATCCCGGAGGGGATCCGGCTGGCGGGGTCGGTGACGCTGCGGCACCTGTACGGGATGGAGCGGGGCGGCGCGGGGGTGGCGGCGGCGGGCGCGGCGGATGAGGAGACGACGATGACGCCGTTCGGGTTCGCGGTCCCGAACCGGGCGATCGAGATCCTGGCGCCGTTCCAGAACCCGGCGGCGATCGCATGACCTTCCCTTTCGGCTTGTACTTCGGATGGCCGGCCGGAGCTGTCTGGTCGAACCTGGTCGCGTCGGTGATCTGCGTCGCGTTCGTGTGGTGGCGGGTCCGGCTGCGGATGATCCGGCAGCACCTCGAGCAGCTGGCCCAGCGTGAGCTTCATCACCAGGAGCTGAAGGCCCATGTCACGGCGTCGGCGATGGCGGGGCGGCGTCCGCTGATGAGCGAGGCGGAGTTCCAGCGGAACCTGGCGGACCTGCTGCCGGACCTGAACTGTTTCACCTGCGGGTACAGCGGCCCGCCCGCAGGCCACGATGCCCGCCATACGGCGTTCCTCGCTGCGATGGACAAGCAGCGGCGGCCGGTCACGGATGAGGCGGACCGGATGGCGGCGGAGTACCAGCGCCGCGCGGGAGGTGAGCGGATGTGAGTACGCCAGAAGTGCGACCTGAGGCCGAGGTCAATGTGATCATGCGGATGAAGCCCGAGGTGTTCGCCAGGCATCTCCGCGAGTTTGCCCGCATCAATCCTGGCGAGTTCCGGCGGATGCTGAACCACCTGGCACGTTGCGAGGGCGGCAGCAGGCCGGGCATGTATGGCGGCGGCCGCAGATGACCGCGCTCACCGATTACATCCCGAATGTCATCGCCTACCTGCTGACCCAGGCCGCGTCGAACGTGGCGCTGGGCGCCGCGCCGGTCCCGGTGGTGATCATCGACGGGCAGCCCGCGACACAGGACGTCCTGGCGGTCAGCCCGACGGGGCTGACTCAGCGGCTGTGGGTCGGGTCGTCTGGTTACGTGCCGTCGGGGCAGACCGACGCGGCGGCCATGTCGCAGCAGGGTTTCGCGCTGCTCGACCAGGGGCGGACCCGCGATAACGATCTTGACGTTGCGTGCGCGGCGGAGGCGATCTCCGGTGACACGGAGATGGCGACGGCCCGGGCCGGGGCGTTCGCGGTGATGGCCGCGGTCGAGCTGCTGCTACGCGGGTATCCCGGGACGACCCCGGGCAGCCCGGGCGACACGACGATGGGCGGGCTCGTGAAGTGGTCCGAGGTGACCGGCCCGATTGAGCTGATGCAGGAGCAGCAGTCCAGCGGCGCGGTCGCCCTGGTGAAGTTCCGCGTCACGGCGTACATGCGGCTGACCAGCTGAAAGGGATGCGAATGAGGACAGTGAGGTGTGTCAGCCCGCACGGCGGCGCGCATAACGGGCTGATGCTGAACGACGACCCGGCCCCGCCGGGGTTCACCGGGCCGCTGAAGCTGGCGGCGAACGAGGGCGGGTGGGTCTGGAACGCGGTCCTGGGTCATGTCCCGGTCGGCGCGGAGGTCGATGCGCCGGACGCGCCGGAGTTCATCGCTGACGGCTTCCACTTCGTCGACGCCGCGACCGGTGAGGGTGATGTCTGCGCCGGTGAGGGCGGCGGCTGCTGGTGCGGCCAGCATCGCGGCGCCGATCCGCGCGGCGGGATCAGAACCGATCCGGACCCGGCCGATGTCATTGCCGCGCCGTCGCCGCCCGCGGTCACCCCGAACCTGTCCGACCTGCTCGGTAACGGAGCGAAGTAATGGCCATCCCGTCCGGTCTCGCCGGGTCCGTAGGCATCGCGACCGAGGCCACGCCGGGTACCCCGGTCACGCCGACCCACTTCCTGGAGTTCAACGCCGAGGCCATGAAGATGGTCAAGAACACCGTCACGGGTGTCGGCCTGCGCGCGGGCGGCCTGTACCAGCGCACGTCGCGGCGGGTGGTGACCAGCTGGGGAGCGGCGGGCACGCTGGGCTTCGACGCACCGTACAACGGCCTGGGCTTGTGGCTGCAGCACATGATCGGCAGCTTCGGCACGCTGAACTCGGTGGTGCAGCAGTCCGCGTCGGCGGCGTACCTGCAGACGCACACGCCCGGCCCGCTGGCCGGTAAGACGTTCACCATGCAGATCGGGAAGCCTGACAGCGGCGGCACCGTCAGGCCCTACACGTACGCCGGCTGCAAAATCGAAGACTGGACGCTGACGTGCGAGGTGAACAAGTTCGCGACGTTCGGGCTGACGATCGACGCCATGCAGGAGCTCACCCCGGACAACCCGCAGGGCACGAGCGCCGGCCCGGCGCTGACCGCCCCGTCGTACACGGCGGGCGAGCAGTTCTTCAGCTTCATCCAGGGGACGATCTACAACAGCGGGACCCTCTCGAACGCGGGTACGAACCCGACCATCACGACGCTGGGGTCCCCGGTCGCGGCGGGCCACATCCTGAAGGGCGACTTCAAGAGCACGAACCCCGTGGACAAGTCCCGGTACTTCATCGCCGGGACGGGCGGCTCCGGCGTGGCGGGCGTGAAGGGCGACCAGCTCGATAACAACTTCCGCGTGCCGTCGGGCGCGCTCGATGCCGAGTTCTACTCCCTGGCCGGGTTCTACGACACGTTCGCCGCGGACACGACCTCGACCCTGGAGCTGACGTTCGTCGGGTCGGTCGCGATCGCGAGCACGTTCTTCCCGACGCTGACGGCCTTGATCCCGAATATCAAGTTCGACGGCGACTCCCCGACGGTGGGCGGCCCGGGGATCGTGAACCACAACCTGCCCTGGAAGGGCCTGGACTCCGAGACCTACAACCCGGTCCAGTTCCAGTACATGAGCACCGACACGGCGATCTAGATGGCGGCTCCCCGGAAGCGCCGCAGGGCGCAGCGGCTCAAGGGCGCGGTGACCGTCCGTGACCGGGTGATCCTGACGGAGACCCGGCAGGTCGCCCGGTCGCTGAAGGGTGCCCGTCACCACGGCGGCGGCGGTTCGGGCTCCCTCGAGGGCGGCGGCGGTGGTGGCGGGGGCGCGGCGGATGACGACCTGGGTAAGCGGCTGCGGGAGGCGGCGGAGGTGATCGCGGAGCAGGCGCGGGAGAACGCGGGCTGGTCGGCGCGGATCCCGCCGTCTATCAAGGTCTCCGGCGGCGGCGGGGGTGTCAGCATCGTGTCCGGCGCGCCGCCCGCGTACCCGAACGAGGTCGCCGGGGTCCGGCATCCGGTGTTCGGCGGCCGGGGCACGAGCAGGCCGAAAGCGCCGTGGGTGACGAACAAGCACCGGCCGTTTCTCGCCCCGGCGGCCGATGAGCGGATCGACGAGGCGGCAGAGAAGTTCGCGGCCGTGCTCGATGACTGGGCGAAGAAGTATGGCTTCAAGTAGCAGCGCCCGCGACGCCCAATTCAG